CATGCGCGGAAGAAGGCCGGATATACGATGGAACATGCCGGACAGTGCGCATTCATATCACAGAGCGTTATCAGCAGATATGAAAACGGGGAAGTGACACCCACGGTTGACCGGGTGTTTGCACTGGCGAATTTGTACGGGGTCAGTTTGGACTGGCTGTGTGGTTTGAAGGAGGAAGCATGAAGGTTTACATCGTGACATCGGGTGAGTATTCGGATTACGGCATTAACAGAGTGTTCACCGACAAGGAACGGGCTGAATTGTATTGTGCAATGCACGAAGGCGGATGCGACCCCTATTTCGTTGAAGAGTGGGAAACGGATGACGTGGAAATCAGCACCACGAAACCTTACTATCGGCGGTGGGAAGCGAAAATAACCCCTTCCGGGCTGCTGCTGTGGATAGGCGATGCATGCACATTCACAGAGAAAAACAGCATCGAAAAGTATAGAAACTACAACGGATCATGGTTTTACATCGTCATCGCCACGTTGGACAAGGACAAGACAGAAGATGAAGCAAAGAAGATCATTTTTGATCGACTGGCGGCGTGGAAGTACGAAAACGAAGTGGAGGGTGGAACACGATGAACAGCGTTGTGCATAACTGGAAGGTCTTCGGCCTTGAAGACAGCGTGAGGGCAAGCAAGTATCCGATGGCGGTCAACGTGGATGATGTGGCCTTCGGTATCACGGACAACGTTCGCAAACTGGCAAGCTGCGAGAAGGGCAGCGGTCACGATCAGTTCCTGACGGGCATCATCGTGCAGTTTGATCTGACCTTCAGCATCAAAGCGTGGGTGGAAGCGGAGCGGTATCACTTCCTTGACTTTGTGTCAAGCCAGTCCACGATGCACAGGATCACACGCCTTGACCCGGCAATTCAGTGCAATGAGTACGTGGACGATTTCTTGATCGGCTACATGCGAGGGCTGATTGACGCATATAACAAGCAGCCCACGCCTGAAACCTATCTGCGAGTGCTTTACAACACGCCGTTGGGCTTCCGGCTGACAGCGCGAATGACCACGAACTACAGGCAACTGAAGACGATTTATAGCCAGCGCAGGACGCACAGGCTTCCGGAATGGCGGGAGTTCTGCAAGTGGGTGGAGGGACTGCCCCATTCGGACTTCATCACGGGAGGTGAACCACATGTCGGAGAACAGCAATCCTATCCAGCGTCAGCGGGTTCTTAACTACATGCATCATTACGGGAGCATCACGCAGTTTGAAGCAAGTGAACATCTGGGCATCCTGCGGCTTGCATCCCGAATTTCGGAACTGAAGAAGATGGACTTCCCCGTCAAGAGCAGGCGGGTGACGGTCATCAACAGGTTCGGTGAAAAGTGCCGGGTGGCACAATACTATTTGGAGGATGAACAATGAACATCAACCCTTTTGCAGTCATGTGGATTTGCATCTTCACACTGAAGGTGTGCGGCCTGATCAGCCTGACGTGGTGGATCGTTGCCCCGTTCGCGCTGCTGTCGGCGTTTGAACTTGCTACATACAGAAAGTGAGGGACATATCATGAACGAAATCTTGAAGAAACTGTGTCAGGTCAGTGGGCTGCTGGAAATGCTGTCTTGCATGCAGGGCTGTACGATCACACCTGAAATGTCATCCCTGCTGGTCGCTACATGTGAAATGTTCGATGATGTTGTCAACGGCCTGATGAAGATGGAGGAAAAATGATGCTTCATGTTTTCGCCGCTCTTGCCCTGATCGCACTGGGCATGGGCGTGGATGCGTACTATCAGCGCCGGATTCGCATTGCCGAATGTGATGCATACGAAACGGGATACCAGCAGGGACTGAAGGAAAACACGATCCACAAAGAAATCACTGTGCCGGAGATTCAGCCCCTGCCCTCTGCTGATGAATACTTTGTGCCGTCTATGGATGCGCCTGTCGAAATGCCCCCGACCTTTGAAGAACGGATGCGGAAGCATGGACGGGCTGTCGTGAAACTGAAGTGAGGTGATGCGGGATGTCATATATCCGTATGTTGGAGGATGCACAGCAGGCCATTCACAACCTGATGGCGCAGAATGAACGGCTTCGAAAGGAACGTGACTCTGCGGTGGATGACATCCGCTTGCTGGCGCATATGGAGTTCGCCTGTCCTGTGTGTGACTACTACAACCACGGTGAAGGGACAAAAGGTGAATGCATCAAGTGTTTGACCGGGAACGGCTTCCGGTGGAGGGGAGAGAAGGAGGGAGAAGATGATCACACCTAACTGGCATCATTTCATTGTTCCTTGCGAGAAATACCGGGTCAAGAAAGAACGTGTTCTTCATCATGCTACCTGTCCTGTGTGTGGTCGAAAGGGTGTCAACCTTTACTGGTACAACGACAACTGGCAATGCAATAGATGCGTTCGGTTCGATAAGAAATTGCGTGGAGGTACGGAACGATGAAGGCGGCGATTGCAGGTACGTGTGTTGGTTTGGCTGTAATTGGCTTTGAAATCGCAACGGGTATTGACTTGACCTTTGGTGCGCGGATGCTGATTGTCATTCCGCTGTGTGCTCTTGCTGGCATGTTGGTTGGAGGTGAACACCGATGACTGACATGAAGCCTTATCCGATCCAACATTTCCATTTGAAAGAAGTCCTGCTTGATGAAGACAACCCAATGCGCTTCACAAGACGGCTATATGCCGATGTTGTTGATATGACGAACAACACCATTGTTGATGCCTGCGTCAGGGAAGCACGGAGGGCAGGAATCAATGACGTGTATCTGCTGGACAAGCAGTTTGTGCTGGATGCTTTGCGGGAGAAGATTGAAAGGACACGACAGGAGGATTGAACATGGAACATATCGTGCAGTTTGGTATCAGCTTTGACGATAAGAAAATCACGCAGGCAGTGGAGGAAAAGGCCGAAAAGGTGCTTCTTGATGACCTGAAGCAGAAAATCAATGACAACCTGTTTGAACATGATTACTACAACCGGAAAGGAAATCCGAAAAACGGCTTCTCGCACTGGATGGAATGCCATGTGATTGCCTTCTTGGAGCAGCACAAGCAGGAAATCATCGAAACGGCAGGCCGCTTGCTTGCAGAAAAGCTGTCACGCACGAAGGCGGCACGGGAACTGCTGAAGGAGGAATGACAATGGTCGGAATCAGGCACGGTGAAGGCATGCTGTTTATACAGAAGATTGATGGCGAACTTGAACCGATTGGCGAAATCGCAGAAGGTATGGTGATTGAAACGGTGGAGGATTATAGCGGGGCAGCAATCCATCAGCTTGCCACGGAAGCCGAAGCCACGTTCACGTTTGATCTGACAAAACAGCAAATGGACAACTTCCTCATGGAGGTATTCAACATCAAAAAGATGGCGCTTGACATGGTGCGCGAGCGGGGACACGGCAGGATCGCACATCTTGCGACACGCGCACGGAAGCGCAAGACACGAAAGAAGAACCTGCACAGGGCTTTCAGAATCCCTGAAAAGGAGGAATGGCAATGGTAACAGGCCGTGTATGGCTGACTGGTGGAGGAACGATCAGGATACAGGCAAATGACATGCTGTCGGCGCTGAAGGAAGCAACGGATACATACGGCGGCAAGATCAAGCGAATGACAATGAAAACGGTGGAGGAAGGTGAAGAAGATGGCGGGTGTGGCATGGGTGAAGATCACCACGGACATGTTCGACAACCGGAAGATCAAGCATCTTCGGCGGCTTCCTGACGGGAACAACATCGTCCTGATCTGGGTGATGCTGCTGACGATGGCGGGGCGGTGCAATGCCGGGGGGATGATCTTCTTGACGGAGAACATCCCCTACACCCCGAAGATGCTTGCGGATGAACTGGACTTTGAGGAAAACACGGTCAAGCTGGCCTTGCAGGCGCTGGAACAGTTCCAGATGATCGTGACGGACGGGGAACGTTTCAGAATCGCAGGATGGGAAGAGTATCAGAACATCGAAGGGCTGGATCGGATCAGGGAGCAGACCCGGAAAAGGGTTGCTGCGCACAGGGAAAGGCAGGCGCAAAAAGCCCTTCCCGAAGGTAACGCTACATGTAACGTTACAGTAACGCCCGGTAACGCAACAGAAGAAGAAAGAGAAGAAGATATAGATATAAGAAATAAGAATGATAATATGGGCGATCCTGCGGATGCGCCGGAAAGGAAACGATATGCAAGAAAGCCTTTCATCCCTCCCACGGTGGAGGAAGTCAGGGCGTACTGCACAGAACGGGGGAACAGCGTTGACCCTGAAGCGTTCGTGGACTTCTACGCATCGAAGGGCTGGATGATCGGCAAGAACAAAATGAAGGACTGGAAGGCCGCTGTCCGGACATGGGAACAGGGCGATAAACGAAAGGGCGTGAAGGCAAATGGAGGGAATCGGAAACCTATTGAAGACACAACTGCCGGAAGGGTTGGGACATGGCTGTGAAATCCCTGCTGATCCGAAGGCAAGGGAACAGCAGAAGGCGGACATGTACAACGCCAGCGTGGGCAGTCTGAATGAGGAAGACGGATATGATTGCAGCATCTGCAAGAACAAAGGCTATGTCGCAGTCGTGACACAGAATGAGCAATTCGGCTATTACATGGAATCTATGCTGAATTGCAGGTGCAACAGGATCAGGAATGCGATCAGGCGCTTGAACCGCTCCGGCTTGAAGACACGGGTGAAGGCTTGCACCTTTGAACGCTACGAAGCGCAGGATGCATGGCAGAAGACGATCAAGGAAACGGCGCAGCGCTTCACATACAGCCACGAAGGGGAATGGTTCTTCATCGGCGGTCAGAGCGGTGCAGGCAAGACCCACATCTGCACAGCGGCGGCGATTGCGAAGCTGAAGCAGGGCAAGGAACTGCGATACATGGAATGGCGGGAGGAAGTCCCGAAGATCAAGGCCAGCATCACGGATGCGGTACGATATGCCGACATGATGAAGGAACTGAAGGAAGCGGATGTGCTGTACATTGATGACCTGTTCAAGACGGGCAAGAATGCGGAAGGGGTTGCGGCACAGCCCACGGCGGCGGATGTCAACCTTGCATTCGAAATCATCAATTACAGGTACAACCAGCCGGAACTGATCACGATCATCAGCAGCGAACGGACGCTGACCGAATTGATGGAGATTGACGAAGCGATTGCAGGCCGGATTGCGGAAAGGTCGAAGGCGCAGGGCTTCTGCATCAACCTTAAACCGGATGCACAGAAGAACTGGCGCATGCGGGACTTGCTGGAACTATAAGAGAGGGTGAAACACAATGCGAATTGCATATGCTGTAATTGCTGTTTTCATATTCATCACGGGCATGGCTTGGGCGTACAAAACATCCCCTGATTCGATATGTGGAAATGATGCCTTCTGGGTTGCAGTTGCCATAGTGGCAGCGGGAGCAATGGCGGGTGGAGATTAAGGAGGACGGATTGCAATGCGAATTATCGGTCATGGGTGTGACGGCGATCTCAATCTTACAAGCGTAATAGTTGAAGAAGATGGGCGGGAATATTGGCTTGAAATTGTCCGGCATGGGCGATGGATTTGCGATGGAAGTAAACACGGATCGCTCGGCGGTATGTGTTCGCAGTGCTATTGGTTTTGTAAAATCGCAAAATACTACGAATACTGCCCACATTGCGGCGCGAAGATGGACGGAAAGGAAGGATGAAGAATGGCAGAATTCGGACTGAATCGGAACGGTTCAGGCTATTATGACGAAACGGCATACAAGGCATTCATGGGCATGGCGAAGGCGGGTGACATCTGGACAACCTTTGACGGGCGGGAAGAAGTGCTGATCCTGAAGAATCAGGGGACGCTTTGCAACTGCCTGTCACTGACGGACAAGGCCAGTGATGCACGGTGCATTGAGGTTGACGGCGCAGGTTACACGAACCCCGGCATGGTGAAGTATCTGTTCAATCAGCGGCTGGGGCGCTTCGTGCGAAAGATTCCTGATGACGAGTTCGCGCAGATCAGGGAAGCGGTGGAGGATGCATTGGGCTTCCGCAAGCCGGAAGTAAAGATTGACAAGAGGGCAATCGCCCACGAACTGCTGGACATGATCCTTGACAGGGCAGGTGAATTGTGATGGATGCGAAGGAATATCTGAAGAGTATCAAAAGGGCGGACGCGATTATCAACGAAAAGCTGAAGGAATGTGATCAACTGCGGGGAATGCGGTACAAGATCACGCAGACGCTGAAGCCTGTGATGGTATCCGGTGGAGGGTCGCACGGGGGCTTCACGGATGCATCTGACAGGGTGATCGACCTTGAAAGGGAAATCGACAGGGAGGTTGACCGCTTTGTTGACCTGAAGCGGGAAGCGGGTGCGATGCTGGCGCAGCTTGAAAACCCGAAGCATTACACGGTGCTTCATCGGTATTACATCCAGTACGATTCGTTTGAGCAGATCGCGGTTGACATGAAGTTTACATACAGGAATATCTGCTATCTGCACGGACGGGCGTTGCAGGCGTTTCAGAAGGTGCTGGATCGGCACGGGGATTGACAGAAAGGAGAAAATATGTACACGATCAAAGACTTCCTGAATGGCGATATTGAAGTTCACATTCACACGCAGGAACAATGGAATGCGTTTCTTGACCACTGCACAAAACATGGCGTTGAATTTATCGGCGGCAATGAGGGCGCGAAAAGGTGGCCGCATTTATGGGACGATCATGGTGAGGTCATCTTATGCGGGAAAACAATTTACGATAAGAAGAGCTTGTGTTGGCTGCCGGAATATCGCAAGTGTACGCCCGGCATGAAGCGGGTGCATGTGACCGAACTGTTTCCCCCTGCGGTGGAGGAAACTGCAAAGAAACTGAACGAAGATGTGTGGGCGCAGTTGAATGCATTCGACTGGAAGCCTGTTCTTGAAGCTGAAAATAAACATGCACCGGAAGCGGTCAATTGCAGATGCTACGTTGAGACGGGCAAGCCCCCGAAACATCCCCGGTACAAGATCGTCATTGAATGCGCTGCAGACCACACCTTTGCATACATGTATGTTGACGATAATCTTGTCAAGATGGAATCAGCAAAGCGCAACCCGGCAGACAAGTTCAACTGGCGAATCGGTGCGCAGACGGCCTTCGATCGTCTGTGGAAGAAGAAAAAGAAGCATGTTGTTCAGGAGGTCAGGCGAAGGGCAAAGCCGGGGGAATGGGTGAAAGTTATCGAAGCAACGAATGATGATGCAAATGAATACAAAAACGGCGATGTGTTGCTGATTGTTCCGTATACGGGAAGTGTCTGCCCTGAACTTGCGCATTACAAGGACAGGGGTACGAAGTTTTTGTATGACAAAGAATATGTTGTCCTTGAAGGATACAAGCCGGAAACTTGACAACAAAAAAGGACGGTGGGATTTCCTGCCGTCCTTTGCGCTTTATTCGGTTTTGCGGCTGAATCTGTCCAGCAGCACGGACAAGACTTCGCAGCATGCGTTGCGCTGATCCTCTGTCAGGGTGTCAGGCAACATCCTTGCGAAGCGGATGTCTGCACGTCCGATGATGAAGTCTATGCTGACATCCAGTGCAATGCAGATAGACAGCAGGGTTTCAATGGAAGAAATACGGCTTCCCCGTTCGATGTGACCCATGAAAGATGCGGAAATCCCGGCCTGTTCTGCAAGGTCTTCCTGCGTCAGGTGCAGTTCCTTTCGCCGCTCCATGATCCGCTTGCCCATGCGGGTGTAGTCAATCATGTTTCCTCCGTGTATTCAAGGATGTCCCCCGGCTGACAGTTCAGCAAGCGGCAGATGGTGTCGATGTTTGAAGTGTGAACCATTTCCCCGCTGCGGAACTTCTGCAAAGTGGATTCGCTGAACAGCTTTTCCTTGCGGATGCGGTTCGTGTTAAAGCCTGTGTTTTTCAGGGCTTGAAGGATATCGAACTTGTACTTGATCGCCATTGAAAGCCCCTCCTTTCGACAGATATTGTAACACAGAAGTTACACGAAAACTAGTGTAAATATGCACAAAATATCACACGAAAGTTCGTGCATGCGGTCAATATACATTACACGAAAAATCGTGTATAATAAATAATGTCAGGAGGGCAGTGAAGCCCCGAAGAAAGGAAACAAGACAATGCAGAATGTTGAAGTGATCAAGCGCATGGAAGAAACCGCACAGATGATCCTGCGGCTTCCTGTTGAAGCACAGAATGAGTTTTATATCAACCTGCTGGATAGCGGCTTCACGAATGATGAAGTCACGAACCTGATGAAGTATGTGAGCCTGTATCGGATGTTCACGGATAACCGCTACCACAACGAAATGAAGCAGGCAGTTGCAACGATGCTGTGGAACACGTTCAACGAACAGAAAGGATGACCACCATGACCACGAAAGAAAAGCTGATCCTGATGCAGGACATCAAGCGCAAGAACGACATCGCGTGGAGCAAGTACGCGAAGCAGTCCCGTCCCGGCTGGACGTGGGACATGGAGGTCAGGAAGCCCTTCAGGCCGTTTGACAGCTTCGGCGGGATGTGCTTGCTGATGATCTGCGTTCCGGCGCTGCTGGTATTGTTCGTGATGATGGCAGCATAAAAAAACCGATCCCGGCAGGAAAACGGGGACGGATGGCGAATCAAAGCAACAACGACCATGAGAAAAGGAGAAAATACAATGGCAAAATGGGGTTTTATCGCAAGAGCAAGAGCTATTGAAGGCTATGATGAATATCGGTCTGGTCTGATGATTGCTGCCGATGATGAATACGAATTTGATATTGCAAAATCTATTGTGCGCGACATTCTCGCAAGGGCGAAGGTTCAATACATCAGCGCAAGAGAAACACCGCACGACTACCGTATAATCAAGCAATGCGAAAGGTTTTTAGACGATTTTACATAAAAGGACGGCTAAAGAGCCGCCCTTTTTTCTTGCTTATGCCCATTTCTTTTCACTAAATTTCATCATTTTTCAGTATTTTTCACTTGTTTTCACAGGGGGTATTGTGATATTGTTATGGTGAGCAATTGTAGGAAGCCTGACAGGAGTGACACGACTGACTTCTGTCGGGCTTTTTGCGTTCCCCGGATCGAAGGCTTGCGTTCAGGGCGCAGGGTGTTGATGTAGGTTCGGGCGAACGATTGGAGAGCAGGCG